CGCTGCCACTTCTGGACTCAGCTGCATTGCCTCATTCCATTCCATCACAACCCCCTTTAAACGCGTTAAAAAGGGCCTTAGAGGCCCTCTTGTACCTTCCTTGTATCCTACTGCCCCCTCAGGCCCTTAGGCCCTTAGGCCCTTAGGCCCTTAGGCCCTTAGGCCCTCTTGTACCATGTTAAACGGATCATGGAACTTAAACTTAATTCTGTCTATCTTTTCAGATTTAGGTTTCAAGTCCACAGCGCTATAGGCATACGCCGCCCCTATTTTCTTTGAGACTGCTGATTGTCGTTGAATCCTCTTACGTGTGATCTTGCCTTCATCAAGCAGCGGGTCAAGTGAGTTTTTGATTGAGCGTGTGGTCATCTTCAGCTTGTCTGCCAACTCTTTGAGCGTGATCGGTGTGGCCCGACCCTGCATGTACTTAAGACACGCTTCGCCTCTGTTGATACGGGCTTGTTTTTGTAACTGTGCTGCACTCATTGCCATAATGTGTATGTCCTTGACTTGTTAAATATATGTGTTATAAGCCGCGTGTCTCTACAAATGTTGGAGCGGTCATGCCTAAGCAAATAGTCACTGATGAGGACTTTATCGCAGCGTGGAATGAGCTAGGTTCTGCAACCCTTGTGTCTCGAAAACTCGGCCTGACCGAACGCACTGTCATGCACCGGCGCAGCTTAATTGAATCAAAACTAAACATAAGCTTGCACGCTCATAATGACCAGCGGTTCAACCGACACATTATGCATTCAGAGAACAAGATCCGTTCTATTGCAGATGTTAAAGGGGCCGTTGTTGTGTTTTCTGATGCACACTTCATGCCCAACGAAACCTCCACTGCTTTCAATGCTCTGATTAAAGTTATAAAAAAGGTAAGACCACAGATCGTGATTGCGAATGGTGACATTTTAGATGGCGGTCAGATAAGTAAATACGGGCCGGAAGGCTGGCAAGCTAAGCCCACCTTGAAACAAGAGTTGGAAAGTGTCCAATGGCACATGGATCAAATCCATAAAGCTTGCAAGGGGCTTGGAACAATACTTCATAGAACAATTGGTAACCATGATATAAGATTTGATAAAAGGTTGGCGGGTGTTGTTCCTGAATACCGCGACATCAGCGGCACTAAACTATCAGACCACATACCCGAATGGACGGTAAGCTGGTCAGTCATGGTTAACAACAATACCATGATAAAACATAGAATGCAGCATTCTGGAATTCATAGCGGTTACAACAATGTTTTGAAGTCGGGCATAAGTTCTGTAACGGGTCATACGCATTTGTTAGAAGTAAGGCCGTGGGGCGACTATAGAGGACGTAGATACGGCGTATCTACAGGGATGCTTGCTGATCCAAAGAGTCAGGCATTTGACTATACCGAGGACAATCCTTTGCCCTGGTGTAGTGGATTTGCAATCCTTTCATATCATAATGACGGTCGATTGCTTCCACCTGAGTTGTGTGAGGTAATCGAAGGGACGGCCTATTTTCGTGGTGCTGCAATCTGAAAGGATGAATCATGAATGAGATCTTTGTAAGCGTCGATTTGACCGAATTTGAATATGATGAGCTGCTTGAGTGGCTTGGTGAGCAGGAAATTTCTTCCGGTTTGAGCGATCTGTACAACAAACTGCTGGCGGCTGTTGAAGCACGTGATGCAGATGAAGAGGTAGAAGACGAAGAGTAAGGCAATTGCATTACTTCAAAGTCAGGCCCCCCGACTAACCCTCGGGGGGTTTTTCTTTTCCAAGTACCTTGACAAAAACCTGTTGAATAAACACTACGACCGCACCGATTGCCATTACTGGCAATACAAACAGCAATAGCAATCCAACTGCTAAACAACTATCAAGAAATCCACCAATTCGCTCAAACATAACCAACTTTATTTGGGTTCCTGTTTTGGCATTTCCATCTCGTCAGATATGCCTACCCATCCACGCTTTTTAGCCTCTTCGTATGCCTGCATTCCCCGTTCTCCTATGCCTACGCCGGTCTGTGTAAGTGTAAAGTGGCCGTAACAAACCCGCGCCACCGGCTCCTGCTTCTCTGCTTGCTCACGAATCTGCCAATCAAGTTCTGTCAGCAGGTCTGCCGTGGAGTCTCCGTGGCCCGTGGCGTAACCACGCCCCATCATCCACCGGGCCACCTTCTCACGCTCGGCTGCGGCAACAAGGGCGGCAAAGCGTTCAAGTTCTTTCAGATACAACACGCGCCCGGTGTCGTACTCGTACGGCAATTTAGCCTTTTTCGCCATCTTGATAATGTCGTCTCGTGTCATTGCTCACCCCTTGCCTTTTCCACTTTCTTCAACAGCTTGAGAACAGCTTTGGCCGTTGTCGGCCCAAAAGTGCCTTCAAGCCACCCTTTGTACGCACTGGCTTCGGTCTTGTACCCAACAAAGAAGCAATTAGGATGGTCAACCGTATGCCATTGGTACTGGCCGCCCCATCCTCGCGGGTCTTCGTTCATGCTGACCACACAGCCAGCTTGCTTCGCGAATTGTTCGAGTGTCATGTGTTCTTCTCCTTTAATTGATAGTCTTTGAAAACCACCCCTTTGCTTGCGTCTCCCTTCCAGCATTCGCTTACCCATCCACGCTTTCCTGATTTATAGGTGCGCCAATGTCCACGAACCTGATGTCGGCGTGGCGTTGCGTGTGTGCCACCTTGTGGGTCATTTTTTTGTTTTGGCGGCTCTACCATCACGGTATGCCAATCAAATGTCAATGCAGGCTTGCCTTTGGACTGCCTTTTCTGATTTATGAAAGTTCGCCGTGGCGTTGGTCTGTACCCTTCGGTCTTCATAGCCAACTTAATCATCACGGCAAGGACCATGCGATGCACTGGCTTGATGTCCTCCAATGTAATCTCTTCGCCTTTGCGGTAAATCTTGAACCCATTACCGTCCAGCATGTATGCGAACGGTGGAAAGTATTTCCCGCCGTGCCACATCGAACAGCCACCAACAGTGACTGATCCATCGCCCTGCAAAAGCCACATTGCAAAGTCTTTGCCTTGCGTATCCAAACCAACGATGCCTGTGCGTTTTGATGGCAGATGCATCAAAAACTCGGCAGGAACCTTTCTGGCTTGCGTGGCTTCCATTTGACCAACATCAAACCAAAGTGCTGTTTCTGGTTCCGGCGCAAACTTGACGGCTTTGCGAACTAAAGGGGTCATGTGTTCTTCTCCTTCAGCTTGGCTTCGATTGCACGGGCAAACTCTCGAATACCACTCTCGCTCAACGACAGGCGACTCCCACTACCCCAAATCTCCTCATCAGTCAGCCCAACCCATTCTCTCGGTGCGCGGTACAGGGCCATGCCAGCAGGCAAAACAACAGCGGGGTCGGTTGGTTGTATGACGCAATAACCGCCATAAAACCCCGATACATATCCCACAGGTTTTTGTTCTGGTGTGTTGGCTCGCGCTTGCGCCTCGTCCCAAGACTTTTCAAGCCAATCCTTCCATTCATCTCTCGTCATTGGTTTGTTTTTCGGCGGTTCCCAACTCTCACACTCACAGACGTAGCGGTCAGCGTTGTGCGAGGCGTTGCGGTCAAATCCGTGCGGCGCGTCGGGGTGCGGGTTGCACTTCACGCTTGATCGTTCGTCTGTGTTTTCCATACATCATTCTCCTTAATCCGTTCATGGACCTTAACTTCTCTTTTGCCTACCAATCTCGCAATCTCACGGTCGATGTACCATCTTGCTTTGCGCAAGTCCTCAACCTCTTTACCTTTCAACGAAGCTCTCCAAATGTATTTCACAGCGTTGCCAAGGTTAAAGCACATGTGCTCTGTTATTTCAATACACTCCACACCACTTGGGTGTGAGGTGTAATGTCTAGGGTTGTTTACTGAGTCGCTCATGCTTAGGTCACTTCCTCTGTCCAGCTCCGTGGCCAAAGATGCTCGGTCCTTTTTTCGGCATTCAATTCCACAAGCTGCGTGGTGGTGTAGACGTACTCAAAGCCTGGGCTTACCCAGGTGTGCTTCTTTGAGTAATGCGGTAAGAACATGACCCCATCGAGGTCAAAAACAGGCTGTGGCACGGTCAAAGCCATTGCGCTTGGCTTAAGCATTGTTTTGCTCCGATAAGAGGACGTAGGCGTGCTTCATGCGCTCGGCAATGCGATCCAGGTCTAGATCGGCAATGCGTTGACGCTCAGCCAAGACCTTGGGGTCCTTCCAAGGCGGCAGTTGACCTAAGCGTTCCCACTCAAGAATAAACGTTCCTAAAACGTTGGTTGCTTCAGCATTTGTTTTGACTTTCACTGCATTTCTCCTTTCTAATTAAAACGGTGCTGGCTCCATGTTTTCCAGCTCTTTGACTTTATCACGCTTTCTTTGTTTTTTAACCCAGGCAATGATCTTTTTTTGTTCCTCGGGCGTCCTGAACGGCCACTTCATTTGTTCAGGACTGAGGGGGAAATCATCAATCCCCTTTTTCTTTTCTGTATGCATTGTATTCCCTCAATAGTTTGTCGTGCATGGCTTGGAGCTTGTGCAGCCGGTCATCTACCTCGGCCCAACGCAGCTTCCAAGTTCTGGCAGCTTCGATGTGGTTAACGGCGTACATGATTGTGCGGGCATCTTCCCTGTCTTCCATGTACTCAGCCATCAGCCGTAGTCGATCAGTTAGATGTTGCACGATATTCCTCCTTATAAACTTCTTTGACGTTGTCTCTGAATTTCTCAACAACGTCGTGGAAATTGTTCAGCCTGCGTTCTGTCTTGAAGTGTCCAAGCCTATCGGCCATGACAAGAGCAAACATCGCTGCTGCTTTGAGTCTTAGGCACTCATCCTCCTTCAGTAATCTATCAATGATCCTAGCAACTTCAAACGACTTCTGAAGCGTGAAGTTGTGGGCATCGTCATCCAGGTGATCCGGGTCCATCGTCATTTCTCCTTTCTGGGGGGTTAGTCAATGAGTACTTCGATAAGTTCAATAGGTACTGGTTGTGTGCTGTTTCCATCTCCTGCCGTAACCGATCCCGGCAATTCTTGTAGTACAGCAGATTTGCGAGCAGGCTTTCTTGGGTTAGTTTTTCGGTGTTCAAGGATCTCATCCTCCAGGTTGATGATGGTGCCTTCGTCCAAAGCATGGAGGATGTTGACGCGTGAACGCTTTTTGCGAAGCGCTTCTGGCCCGTGGTCCAAGTCCAGCCAGACGTGGGTAATGTCTATTTGTTCTGGTAAGCCAATCAAGGACCGTGGTTCAAGGACCTCGTAGAACACACAGACATCAACTGCTGGGAGCGTTAGATACAAACCGCTGCGCATAAACTTTCTCCATTTCTAAGGCTTTCTCGGGGTCAATCGTGTTAAGTGTACGTATAAATTCAGCATAGATCAAGCGCTGAACGATAGAAGTTCGTGTTGTTTGATGAAAATCTGACATCTCCGAGAGCATAGAGTAGATGTCCAACGGCAGGGTGACGGTATTCCAAGGTTTGTTTTGCCTACGCGAGGGGGAGTCTTTTTTGCTTTTGATCCGATACCAGACGCGAGGACGACCTTTTTTAGATTTTTTGCGCATGTTAGCTCCCAAAAAAAGGGCCCGTGGAGCACGGGCCAAATAGCGTTGGGAAACGCTCAAGGAGACTTACACGAACAGCCCTCATCATACCGCTTCTCCCCAGGAAGGTCCAGTCTCTACATCGACAATTGAGGGGACTGCCAGATCAACGGCGGTTGCCATGACGTGGGCGGCTTCTCTTGCCTCATCGACTGAGTTAACGGATAGTGCAATTTCATCATGGACTTGTAAAAGCAGCGTAAAGCCTGCTTGATCGAGTTTGATTAGGGCACGTTTGGTTTGATCGGCAGCAGATCCCTGAATTAAGCGATTCAACCCCTTATAGGTCATCGCACGCTTGATGCGCTGGCCGTACTTTGCAGCCGCTTCTTCATAAGGAAGGGCCTTGTGAACGCCCCACTCGGTCGGTTCCCACAGCGGAAAGCGGCATTTGCGGCCAAGCAGGGTACGGATAGCGCCGCCCGAGGCGCGGTTCTCGATCCGACGCATCACGGCATCCACCGTGCCACGCAGAAAAGGTACGTTTTGATGGAAGTTGCGGATGAGATCTTCTGCTTCATCGATCGGCAGATCAAGGCTATTGGCAAGCTTTTGTTTACCCATGCCGTACATCAACCCTAAACCTATAGTCTTAGCAGCTTTGCGTTTAATGTTGGCCATATCTGCGACCATCTGATGGAAGTCGGTTCGGGGGTTGGCGTGGTAAGCGCTGACCATGCTGTCTGCGCCAGGAAGATCCAAGAGGCTTGCATAATGAACAAGTAAACGTGGTTCTTGAGACGAGAAATCGCATGCAGCCCACGTCTGCCCTTCTTCGGGGAGGAACAAACCCCTTACCATCGGGCCGATCACCTCGTGGCGGGCCGGAACCTGTTGAAGGTTGGGGTTGGACATGGAAAGTCTACCGGTGACCGTACCACCATCATCGGATCGTATCTGATTAATATGCGGGTGGATACGCCCGTCGTGCTCAGAGAAGTCTAAGTAAGGCTGTAGGAACGTGCCGTGGGTCTTGTTCAGTTCGCGGGCTTCGATGATCTGCTTGCAGATCGGATGATAATGCGATTCAAGGAACGACTTCGTAAAGCTTGGCGCGCCGTTCGTGGTCCGTTGGTATTGAATACCGAGATTGTCAAATCCTGTAGCGATGCTGGCTGCGGCCCAGATGTCCACGGGTGACCTACATGCCTTACGAATCTCTTTGACTAAGGCCTGCTCACGCTCGCGCATTTGGTCGATGAGCTGCTGCGCCTTGTCGCGGTTAAACCGAATACCACGGCGGGTGATATTGACCAGCACCGGCAACAAGTCCGACTCCAGCTCAAAGATTGATTCAACTTCCTCGTTGCGTAGGATGATCTTGAAATGCTGCCAAAGCTTGAGCGTCAATGCAGCGTCTTGCTCGGCGTACTCGCCCACATACATCGCGGGGAGCTTCCAGAGTTCCTTCTTGGCGTGGACGTTGAAGTCCTGCGCTGCTTCCTTCAGTCCCTGTTCTGACTTAACCTCTTTGAGGTAATCGAAACCGAGGGCGTTAAGGGTGTAGCTGAATCGGTTTTCATCGATGCAAGCAGCGGCGACCATGGTGTCAATGATTCGACCCCGCACATTAAATCCAGAGGCGAGAAGCCATCCAAGGTCATAGGCGGCGTTGTGCATAATCTTGGGAGCGGGAAGCTCAAGCACACGTCGAATGAATCGCTCAACGATCCCACGGTCAAGGTTACCTCCACCTTCATGAGCAACTGGGAAATAGCCTCGCCATCCTTCAACAGCAACGGCGTAACCGACAATGTAGCCGTCGTTTCTTGGCCATCCTGGGCCAAACCGTTCCATGTTTGGGTCACGTGTTTCCAGGTCAATTGCAATCTCCTTGGCGTCTGACAGATCCGGGAACGAGGCTGGAGGCACCCACTCCGAGGCCCGTGGGAAAAGGGGCATGGTCACAATCGGAATCCTTTGTTTGAATTGTTGGGTAACACTAGATGCAGCGCTTTGCGTGTGCGTGTGACGCCGACATACAGTAGCCGGTTAATGTCATCGGGGTTTGTGTCATAGGCCTTAGCGAATTTTGTGGAGAGATCTGTTAAAAGTAAAACGTTATCAGCTTCTCCGCCTTTTGCGCCGTGGATCGTGGACAGTTTTATCTTTGGCATCGTATTAAGTTTTACACCACGTCGCAATAAGGCAATGATGTACTCACGTTGCTCAAGGCTGATCTTGGTCAGTACCTCATGCCAGATGCCGTCTGTGAGTAGCCCCCACTTGTTGTGCAATAACTGTAGGTTATAGAACTGGTCTTCTGGCGCGTTAGGAAGCTTCTTGAATCCTTTGGCAACGAGCCCCGAGTCAAGATAAGCGTAAATTGTTTGAACAGTCGATAGCGGCACTTCGCCGCCCTTGCGCAGCATCTCCCAGCCGTAGACGGCAGTGAGCACTTTTTCGCTGATGCTCCGATGGCCAAATCTTTCATAAAGTAGCCCCTGGCTCTTGAGCCAATTAGGCATCTCATCGAGCATGTAGTTGGCTGCGGCCATCACGAGCCAATCCCCCTGAGTCATATCGACGTAAGAAAAATGGCTATAGGTTTGGATGCTGCCTTCTTCATCTTTTGAAGACCATTGCTTAGGTTGACGCTTGGAGATGCGGTTGACCACACGTTCTGCCAGCTCATGGACCTTGGCAGGGATGCGGTAGGATTTGTCCAATACTTTAACTTCGCCTGGATAGGCCAAAAACGAATCCACATCGGCTCCGGCCCAGTTATAGATTGCCTGATCATCATCGCCTGCCAAGAAGACGCGGTCTGAGCGCTTAGCGAGGTCCTTGACAAGCATCCATTGCAAGCGGGATAGATCTTGTGACTCGTCAATGATTAATGCATCGAGCTTTGGCAACAGATTGGGTTGTTCAACAATCATCTCCAAGAGATCGGTGAAGTCCAAGAGCCCTTGTTCTGTTTTGTAGTGCCGATAAGCACGCTCCACGTACTCGAAATGAAACCATTCGATCTGGAGATTGGACTGGTTGTAGTGGGTCTTTAGATCCAGGCCCTTGATGCGTGCAAGGTTGATCTCGTTAAGGATTGCGTTATCCGCGCGTGAGATGAACCCCTCGCCTTCGTTTTCGGTGCGGATTTCTAAACCACAGGTTTTTCCAAACTCCCGATAGTGCTCATCTTGCATCATCTCCTTGGCACTCACCCCCAGGCACCGAAACGCTAGGCTGTGCAGCGTTCTGAACCAGGGAAAGTCGATGGTTGGGTTGAGGTGCGGGAATTTTGCTATGGCTCGGTCCCGTGCCTCGTTGGCTGCCTTTCTTGTAAACGCGAAGTACCCGATCTTGTTCGACGGGGTGTCGTTCGCCAGCTCTGTCTGGACCACGTTTAGCAGGTATGTTGTTTTCCCGGTCCCAGGGGGCCCAAAAACCTTCTGTGTATTCACGGATTTCATCCTCCTTACACACCCAGACCAGCACAGGCGTGGAGGGCCCAAGGTATGCGTCGATAATGTTGAAGTCTATATATTCATAAGCTTCTTGCGGCGTCATGTCATGGTCCTCGATCAAGATATCAAGGATGACGTTAGCGTCATACACAATGCGCTCAACAAGACTATTGCCATGCCACGTTGTCGTGATGCCCATGATGGCTAGATCAAAGCCATTGAGCTTTATCAGCGGTTCATAAGTCAAAACGGGCTCCCCTTTTTCATGGTAGGTGTTTCAAAAGGTGCCTCTTGTTTCGGGAAGCACGGTACACGCCACACGCGTGTGGTGCGTCCTTTAAGGAACAAGGGCAGTGGTTCACCGCCCAAATCCCGCAAACGCTGCGCCATCTTAGGAGCGGTTAGGCCTTTGAAATTGTTGCGGTTCAAATGGTCTTCTAGATCCTTAATGCGGAAGTAAACGCGTTGTTCTTCTTCATCCACCCAGGGTCTGCCCATGAGGATTTCATCACGATCCATGGCTTGTTGAATGTGGGTAGTGAACTCTTCAACGAGCGCCGTAAAGCGGCCAGTTATGGTTGTGTCTTCGGAAGCCTCTTGGATTTGCTCAAGCTCGACCATTTCTTGCAAGAGGCCGTTGAGTACCTGTTCCCAATCTTGTTTACGTAAGGTTGGCGGAAGGAGGTTGACCTTTTCCATGCACGACTTTTGGAACGCCGTCTGGTTGTGGAGACTCTCTGTGTCGAGTTCAACGCGCCTTCCGTTGATATCCAAGAACCATAGTGGAGGCTCACTGTTGTACTTGGAGAGGGCAGACATTTTAGGAGAATCAGGGCCATCGGCACCAATGCCAAACTTACGAGTACGACAAAGACCAGCATTACAAAATGAATTAATCGGTGCATCTTTACACTTGTATTTGTAATCTTTCTTAGTCAGTTGCTTGACGATGACTTGAAGCTCAGTTAAGCCCAAGGGCGGTCCGAAATACTTTTGATTGTGCTCAGCGAGTTTGTCTTCCCAGCTTGTCGTTCCGGTTTTTTTGAGGTAAATCCCTATGTTGAAAAGACCATTGTTCCTTGTGCCTTCCGGAAAGCCCTGGTTGCACAGCGTCTGAAGACAGGGGGGACCGTCCTTGATGGGCTGCTCGGGCTTTGCTGGTGTTTCGGGAGGCGTGAGCGGTGGGCCTTGGACCGCGTTGTCATACAAACGATAAAACTCTTCAATCGTTGCGGCGTTGCCATCTTCTTTAATGGCGTATCTAAGGGTTTCATCGCCCCCAAAATAAGGAAGATTTAAGAAGTTTCCCGTGTCGCCGCGATCAACAAGGATTTCGCTTTGCTTAGGGAAGATCTCCCTGCCTGATTCCCCGAGGATCGCAGCGCACGCCGTGAGATAGGCACGCATATCAGCGGCAGGGATGGGTTCTTTAGTAAAACAAAAAACATGAGCGCCGCCTGACTTGCTTCGGCAAACAACAAGTGGGAGATTTAACGCTTGTATGCGTTCCACAAGTCCTTTGTGATCGAGGGGATACTGATCAATGTCAATACAACCCCATATACAAGAATTATCAGAGCGGATAGGGATAATGCCAAGAGAAGGCTCAGCGCCTTGAAGGTGTTTAACCCATAAATCTTTAACTGGCGGCTGTCTAACCACCACGGCTTTTCCTGCTTGTTTTCCATCTCCTCGTGCCTTCTCAATTTTATAGGTGCCATAGGCAATATCGAGCCCTTCAAAAATTGCCATGAAACGTGCGATATCAATCATTTCTGCTTTCTCAGAATGGGGTACTTACCGCTGGGCTTTCCCCCAGCGCATCAGAAGGGGATTTTTCCGTCAATCGAGTCGCTAAGCTCCGACTCGTGTTTGATTTTCACTTCCCCACGGCTCACGGACTCTGCAAATTGCTTTGCAGGCATGTAAACCGAGGCAATTTGTTCAGAAGGAATAGAGCCAATACGCTCAACCTCCCAACCGTACCACTTGCCTTTATCATTGCTTTCCTGCAAGGTCGTCAGCCGATACATCTGGCTATATATCGGTGGTGTATACGGGCCGTTCTTGCCCATCAACTTCACCGACATCATCATTGAATTCCACTTCCTGGACTTCTTCAGTTGTGTGGACTTCATGACGATCAACGCAGGGGTCGGGATGCCATCTTCACTTACCACCATCACGTAATGATTAGCGGTGTTTTCGATGTAGTTCCCGTTGTCCAAATAGTCCTTGTTGTCACCCGATATGCGGTGGGTGCGGCTAAGGATATCGGACGTTGCTGAGTAGATCTGCACAGGCGCGCCCGATGAACCGCTGCCACGCGGTGCCCACTCAATGTACTGCCGTACGTAGGCGGTCGGAACGACGACCAAGCCTTTCTTGCCATCGAAAAGCTCTTGGGTCACTGTGTTGAAGATCATCCCAGGCATCGCACCTTCAACAACACCGATTTCATCGGAATTGTTGGTCAGTGCTTTTAAAAACGGAAGAGCAAAATCGCTCTTATCCATTTGCTCAAGACCTGCGCCTGCATCCGCCTCGAAGGCTTCGACGATTGCGATTGCAGTTGTCGTGGGTTTTACTGTTGCTACTTCACCTTTTGCCATGATTCAATTTCCTTGGTTCGTGACTACGTTGACTTAATGCTTGCTTTGTTGCCAATGTACACGCCGAATAATTCGGTTGGTACTTCATGCCCCTTGGTCAGCATTTCTTTGACCCAGGCCTTTAAGGTCTGGGGTTCTATCTTCTCGTTTTGCTCAGCGGGAAAGCCTTGCGTAGCGAGGAGACCCAGTAGACGAGCACAAAGCTCGTCTTCGCGACGGCCAAACCGCACCGTCACAGTGTTTTTGATGATGTCATCGTAGCCATGCTCACGCAGCCACGCATAGGCTTCAGCCTGCCGAGCCTTGCTGATGGTTGCGCTGTAAAACTGCTTGACTTCGATCTTGCTGCCATCATCCATTGCAAAAGACTTGAGCCCCAACTCTGCGAAAGCCTCGGGCAGTGATTCTTCCGTCAGCTTTCGGTAGTTGTCTTGCTTTTCTGAGAGTGAAGACTCAAGTTCTTCGATCTCTCTTTCAAGCATTTTGGCACGCTTGGCGAGCTGGGCAATGCCAGCAAGCTTGTCGTCTGCCACTTGCAGGGCACCAGCGTCTTGTTCAAAAACTTCACTCATAAATTTCTCCTTTCTGTGGAAACAAATCAACCTGGATCGGAATGTACCGACGCTCAAGCTTATCCCATTTCAGGCACTTATACCTTCCATGGTTTCGGCTTGCCGCCACGGCGCTCACAATGCTAATTGCCGTGGGATCCCCGATGAAGAGCAGGTAGTCATCATCGGTGAATTTTTCCAACCGTCGTTGCACGCGTGCTACGGTGGGGGCCACCGAAAAGGACACTTGCACGTTGTTGGGTAAAAGCACTTCAACTTCGCCGAAGTCCAAAGCGGAAGAGATATTGTGCTGACCGGTCTCGGTCACAGCGTAAACTTTTGGCAACGTCTTTCTCCTTTCTCAAAACGTCAATGCAGTGTACACTGTGGTTTCGGACGATGCAAGTCCGCTAGAAAGGAGAAACATGGAAGAGCAATATCTGGCGAATTATCCCTACCGCAACAAGCCCTATGCGCACCAAAAAGCATATCTTGAACGCTTTTGGCGCAAGCCTTTAGCAGCGCTTTTTGCTGATATGGGAACAGGCAAAAGTTATATGTTAATCAATAACTTAGCCATGCTTTACGACAACGGGGAAGTCAATGCTGCGGTGATTGTGGCACCCAAGGGGGTGTATAGAAACTGGCTCGACATCGAGATCCCAAAGCACATGCCAGCGCATGTACTTTATCGCGCGGCACTATGGACGCCCTCTCCACGCAAAGCTGAAAAGGCGGCATTGGATTCCATTTTTGAGGTCACTGAAGACCTGAAGATTTTGGTCATGAATGTTGAAGCGTTCTCAACGGACAAGGGCAAACAGTTTGCACATCGCTTTGTATTGTCACACACAGTGATGATGGTGGTTGATGAAAGCACAACCATCAAAACGCATACCGCTGCAAGGACCAAGAACATTCTAAAAGTTGGAAGACTTGCACGATTCAGACGCATCATGACAGGATCGCCTGTTACAAAAACGCCTATGGATCTTTTTTCACAGTGCAACTTCTTATCCTCGGATTGCTTGGGTACGGATAGTTTTTACGCCTTCCAATCACGCTTTGCTGTAGTGATCGAGCGTCGCCTAGCTTCGCATTCATTCAAACAGGTCGTAGGATTTCAACGTCTTAACGAGCTGCAAATGTTGATAAGCCGATTCAGTTTTCGAGTGACCAAAGAAGAATGCTTAGATCTTCCTGAAAAGGTTTTTGTGCGCCGCGACGTAGAACTCACCGATGAGCAACAGGCTGCATACAACCAGATGAAAGCCATGGCGCTTGCACAGTTCTCTACCGGAACCGTGTCCACGGTCAATGCGCTTACGCAATTGATGCGTTTGCACCAGATTGTGTGCGGGTTCGTGAAGCTTGATGATGGCCAGATCCAGGAGCTGCCTAACAACCGCATTCAGGAATTGCTTAATACGATTGAAGAGACCTCAGGCAAGGTCATTATTTGGGCGACTTATAGGCATGACATTGAAGCGATTCATCTTGCCTTACAGAAAGCTTACGGCATGGACTCCGTAGGTGTGTATTACGGCGACACCAAGCTTGATGAGCGGCAGCGTGTGATCGAGCAGTTCCAAGATCCGGGGTCCTCGATGCGATTTTTCGTAGGCAACCCACAGACGGGGGGCTACGGGATCACGCTCACAGCGGCAAGTGACGTTATCTATTACAGCAACAGTTTTGATCTAGAAAAGCGATTGCAGTCCGAGGACCGTGCTCACCGGATCGGGCAAACGAACAGGGTGACATACGTTGACTTAATTGCGCCCAAAACGGTAGATGAAAAGATCGTGAAAGCTTTGCGCGATAAGATCAACATCGCAACGCAAGTTCTTGGTGAGGAGATTAAGCAATGGTTGATTTGATTCCGATTCGCCCGTTATACAGGTATGAGGTGCTCACTCGGTATGACGGGGCTGAGGGCCGCACTTATGGTGATCAAAAGTTGCCTAGCGTGACGCGCATTCTGGATGAAACCAAGGACAAGGCAAAATTAGAGGAATGGAAACAACGCGTTGGGGAAGAGGAAGCGGAGCGCATCAAAAACAATGCAGGTGCCGTTGGAACATATATGCATAGTGTGATTGAGCGGATGGTTGCTTTCCGAGACCTGGGTCGGCCCACAAACTGGGAGATGATCAAAGGCTACGAAATGGGCTATCGCTTGATCAATGAGCAGTTTAAAGACATTGATGAGATCTGGGGCTCGGAAGTCACCCTGTTCATCCCGAATCGCTATGCCGGGACCACGGACATGGTGGGGAAGTACAAAGGCAAGTCAGCGATTATTGACTTTAAGCAATCTAATAAGCCTAAACGCCATGAATGGATCACGGATTACTTTCACCAGCTCTCGGCCTATGCGCTTGCGCATGACTATCAGTTTGGCACGGAAATTGAGATGGGTGTGGTGATGATGGCGATGCAATCCGGTGGTACGCAGGTCTTTACGACCACCGGACGGGAGTTTAACCAATATAAGACCGGCTGGCTTGAGCGCGTGGAGAAGTACTACCGCAACACGGCATCAAACGGGAAAAGCTTCTGAAGCATTTCCCGCGCCTGGGGCTGCGGTTGACCTTGGGCCTGGGGGCGTCCTGGTTGAGGGCGCTGCGCGAAACTGCCTAACAAACCACGTGATGGGGGTGCAGCGGGCAGTTTACGTTGTAAACGTTCAGCCGCTGCTTGGGCCATGGTCGGTGGTGCGGGCTGCTCGGGCTCTTGTTCACCGGCGGTAAGGCCCGTGTTAATCAAATAGCCATCAAGCGTTCTTGCAAACCTAATCTTGTCCTGCTCTGAGCGACCTTTTCGGAGCAACTGAACCATAAAGCTCGGGTCTTGGGCAGCACGTTCTAACAACTGACGCACGCTTTCGTTAGGCATCCGATCAAGCATATCCCGCATCATGCGTGATCCGGCAGATGCAGCCAGTAGTGTTGATCCACCTTCAGCAAGCCCTGCACCCATACGAGCCCCGACCACACGAAGCACAAGATCTTCAACAAGATCGGAGTTTTCAAGTACCTGATCAAGAACTTGTTTGTTACCCATTACCGACTGAACGCGTGACATCTCACCAAGAAGCTTTTTGACATTGGCAAGTTCACCACGTTGCATGACGCCTGTGTCGATGAGTATGTCGCCCATGGAGGGTCGTCCCGTGGACGTGGGCTTAAAGAAAGCATCGTAATACTGCTGGAAGTCCAACTTATCTGCGCCGCCCGCTTTCATGTAGGCGTAGTCGTAGATGCCTGACTTAAGCGCATCGACAAGATCTTGATTGACCTGCGTGCTTACCTCAACGCCACTGGCTTTAAGGCGTGCGATCTCTTCTGGGCTTTTCATGCCCGTGCGTGCAGCCTGCACAAGACGGCGGAAGTTTTCTGCTGGGTTTTTGCTATTCAAAGCATCCGACACAACACGTGCTGGATTCTCGTCAAAGAACTTAGTAAAGGTTGCTTGTTTCTTAAGCTTAGTTTCAATAGCGCTGTTTTGCTTTTGGATTAGATCCAATGCGTTTTGCGCGCGCGTGGCATTCTCAAGATCTTGACGTAACCCAGGGATGCTGTTCACCAGGACTTCGTTTTCGTTCAACCAACGTGACAGCCGCGCCGTATTGAGTTTTCCCGTTGCGGGATCGATGGCACTAGCGGCGGCAAGACGTGTGCCACGTTCAACAGCATCGGCTGTTGACACGACACGCTCGCCCGAGCGGTTGACGGCATCTTCAAGGATCCTGGCCCGTGGGTCATTAGGTCCGAAGTCTGCAACGTATTGATTGTGCAAACGAGGCAGCATATTAACCGCGTTTTGGATTTGCTCCATGCGGGCGTTGATGACATCGGCGTTGCCGCTAAAGGCCCGTGAGACAAGGATCTCGGGGATAATACGATCCGCTCCAGTGCGCGTCACACCACGCATGTCTCCCGCAAAGGTGCGGGTAAAGCTGTCGTTGAGTTCCTTGGAAAAGGCCCGCGCTGCATCGTAGGCAGGATTGCGAACCTGATCCATGTCATCGAGCAATGCTTCAGAGAACTTGGAGTAGAAGGCGTAGTTAGCGCGCTCGCCTCTCGCTTCTGCGTCCATGGCCAAACGAAGCATGTCGCGACGTGCATTGACCAAATCGCCTACGTTGATCGCGCCACGACGGACAAAGTCTTTGCCTGCTTCAATAAGCTCTTTCTTTGTGTCTTCGACCTGTCCTTTCATGCCCGCATAAGACAGGTCTTTCCTTGTGATGGTTGAAAACTGGCGTTGAAGCGTTTGATAAGCGTCGTACAAATCAGGGTTGGACTCTTGACCAAACTTCAACAACTGGTCAGGTGTGAGATTTTTGACATTCTGTGCTTTAGAAAGACGTCCGTAGATGTCTTTGACGATTGCAGGAAACTCCCGGTTATAGTACTCGGGGGACATCTCCGATCGGATCGCCTCAAATTGCCTACTGAAGTTGCTTGCAACAACTGCCTGCCCATCGGTTAGGCGCGCAACCGCAGCACGGATTTGGTCTTCGCTCGCCCCCTGCTTTTTCATGCGGGTGACAGTCTCGTCAATCTGAGCGCGGATTGCCTTGGGCACGTCGGTCCAAAGCGTGTGCTCCACTTCGCGAGCGTCTTTGAGTGCCCCATCAACATTTTCGCGAATGATGCGACCGATTTGCATGCGATTAGCTGGCGAATCTTTCGTGATACCGGCAATGGCAACCGCTGACCGTGCATCGGCATTAGCCAAACGGCTGTCAAGAAGTTCCTTGAAGTAATCAGCACGCAAACGAGCAGCGTCTTGCAAAGCGGTGGGATCACCCGATCGATTCAAGAGGTTGATCATCTCAACGATTGCCTCTTGCGCTTTCTTGCCCTGCTCAGCAACCTTGGGCCCGAAGACGTCATTTTGCCTAGCCAGTGATGTTTCAAGAATCGTTAAAGGTAAATCGCCAGTCTTTTGAGCAGCGGTCATTCCAGGCACGATCCCTGGGGCGCGCAAACTTTGGATTAACTGAGGGAGATAGTTGTTATTGAATTCATCTGCCCAGCGCTCTGGATCTGATTGTCGCAGCTCCGGTTTGTACTGCTCTTGCATGATTGCCATGAGGCGATTAGCCGCCCGGTTTTCTCTCTCCCCCGCAGAAAACCGAGAGACGCCTCGTCGAACCAGATCGGCAACGGGCATGGTTGCCATGGTGACAAGTTTGGTTGGATTAAGCAGTCCGCCTACCACCTCTCCAGTTACTCGAGATATCGTTTCTCCAGGCGCTAAAGTTTCTGCTGCGCCTGCGCCAACACCTGATCCAAAAGAAGCCTGTGTTTCAAGAGCCCCATAAAGAATCGGGTGTTGCTTAGCAAACCCACCTACTTTATTCAAAAAGTCTAAAACGCGAACACCTGTGGATGGGTTGATGGTGTAGCCCAAAGGCAAAAAGGCAAGACCGCCGCCCGTAGTCTTTCCAGCTTCACGAAAAGGCTTTAAGTCTGGGTCGGTCTGCTCGTCAAAGAGGCGCTTAGTGGTCTCTTCACCAATCTGTCCGCCACCAATGAGTCCTGCTCCAGCGCCAAGCAAAGTGCCAGCCACTGTTGTATAAGGTTGTCCAAAAGGAATTCTTGAGCTTGCTGCAAAGCCTGTGCGTGCGCCACCGTAAGCGCCGAGCGCCGCAGGCGACTGGCCAACAAGGCCTTCAACTAAGCCTCTAGCGTATTCCGAGGCGACATCACCAATTCCAGGCTGGACGCTCGCATCACGAGAAAAACCGCTTATGTCCTCAACAGGAGTTCCTGTTTCCGTAGCGCCAGCAGGACGCGAAATGTCATCGATACTAAGCGGTTTATCTGCCATGACAATCCCTAATTGCGGACTTTAAATTTGTTTTCTGGAACATACAAAAATTCTGTTCCAGAAGGAAGCGCTCTTGCTTGTTCGACGGTATAAACGCGCACAGGAATCCCAATCATTTGTCGAATTCTCCTGACCTCGCTGATTTTCTGTTCAGCTTCTTGCCTTTTAGTAGCGCCTATGTTTGCCTCACCTGATCTTGAAACAGCGCCCTGTTCAATTCCTGCAATGACATTGTCCAAAGCAATCAACCTGTTTTGGAAGGCTTCCGGTCGATCAATAAATCGAGGCAACACGCTCAAGTCTTTTAAAATGTCTTCTCGTTCTGCGTTTGAAAGACGAGTAGTCTCTTGAAGTCCTTTGACCATTTGAGCAACAGAGTTCTCGATCTCAGTTTTCGACTGTTCATACTTTGGATCAACAACACCGCCTACGATAGGAATCCTTGAAATGCCTGCGCGAAGCATATTCAAAGGTCCGGTGCCCGTTGAAGCAAGTCGATAAAGATTCGTCGGAACAACCTGTCCAGGCTGAGGAGCAGGAGCTCCTTGAGCCGTGGGCACTGGCGCAGCAGCCGTTGAAGCTGCTGCGGGAGCGGCACCTGGGGCTGTGGATGCAGCAGGGGCAGCAGCCGCTGGCGCGGTAGCCGTGGGCCTTGATCCAAGGGCCTTGGCCCGTGCGATGACAGCGTTTTGTAGAAAATCAGGCAGCGTGTTTTGGGTAGTAAAAGGCCTTTCTTTTTGCGTTTGCGGGTCGTACATCATTACCGTTTTCGGTTGGGTGTAGTCCCTAATCGCAAACTCAAGCTGCGTAGTCTGAGGCGTGTCTTCTCCAGCAGCAAAAGCCTCAACCAAAGGTTTGTTTGACATCAGCTCATTCATCTTGGCGGCTGTCAAACCCGTACTGGGCTTCGGCGCATTAGCCCTTATGCGTGCAGTCTCTTCTTGCGTTTCACCACGAAGAATGCCTAGACCAAGCTGCTGCAACATGCCTTCACGTTTTAACAAAGCGGCACGCTCCGACTCGCGCTCTTTCTCTGCGGCCTGGATGCCTAAGAGCTTGATCTGTTGCGCCATCTTCTCTGCTTCCGAAGCACGCGCACCAATTTGCGCCGGAAGCTGGCTAGCAGCGCCCGCAAGACGAGCAGCGAAAGAGCCTCTCAAAGGCTGGCCTGTCCGTGGATCCACATTTCCGGCCAATGCAAGGCCTGCTCCTGCAATATCAAAGAGCATTTGAGCCTGGATCAGGCCCTTGTCTTGCCCAAGCAACTTTTGATACATCTGCGTCGCATCAGCTACGCGAGACTCCATGGTCTTTGTACTGGCGGTAGCCGGAGCAAAGACATTAAACAGGGCCTTTTTAGCTGCCTCACGTTGTTCAGGAGTCAACAGGCGAGAGGCAATGCCTGTGTCCGCCACTGCCCTCGAAGATGGCTGATTATCCTGGGCTTCGACGCCATCTTCATCGGAGCCATCACTAAAATTTTGGACATACCCTCCCCGAGCCATACCCATCGGGGGCTGTGGTCCTTGGGCCATGGGCAATGAACCAATGCCCCCTGGCGGCATGGGTGGTGGACCCGGAGGCATTCCCGGAGGCATTCCCGGAGGCATTCCCGGAGGCATTCCCGGAGGCATTCCCGGAGGCATTCCCGGAGGCATTCCCGGAGGCATTCCCGGAGGCATTCCCGGAGGCATTCCCGGAGGCATGGGCTGTTGGCCTGCAAGCACGGGCTGTAGCAACGCAAGTACTTCAGGAGGGGTTTGCTGCGCAGCGTTGTAGCCTACCATGTCAGCAAGCTCCTCGAACCGCGCATCAACCGAGCGAACATCGCCTCGTAAGTTATTCATGAGGATCTCAGGCGAATCAGGGCGTCTGTCCATGAGCTTGGCTATGTCAGACTCATCCCCCTCGTCCTCCATATCATCATCTTCACCCATCAAAATAGACATGATCCCGACTTCATCGGGATCCATTTTTCCGCCCTTGAACAAGGGCCGATCTAACACTTTTGACTTCATTGTCATTCCTTTATCCAACAAGCCCTGTTCTCGCCGTTCCTGTTCCTGCACTTGATAAACGGCTCATGCCAGCAAGGGTACCAAGCCCCGCAATACCAAGCCCTGCGGCAGTCTGGAAGGGGCTTGCAGAGGGCATGCTACTTGCAATCAAGGAGCTTTGCGTGCTGGGTGCGCCGCGATAAATATCAGAAACAAAACCTAACTGCTGGAACGGAGCCATCGTATCCATCATGGATGTTGCTCGGATGGCATCAAGCTGCGCCTGTCGATTAGCCTGTTCCATCGCTCCAATACCCATCATCGCACTTACATCGGCTTGACCCAGCTGTGTTGCTGCTTGGCCCAAGGCTCCTTGCTGAACGCCCAACTGCCCAATGCCCTGGCCCATTTGGCCCAACGTACCTGCACGCTGAAGGTCGATGCCTGCACGTTGCGCGGCTAATCCTCCAAGGCTCTGGCCCAGAGTCCCGTAAAGCCCTGCACGTTGCGCATCAATAGCCGCCTGCGATTGAGCAATTTGAGAAGGTAGCATGCCCCCCAATTGAGCCTCTTGTCCAGACAACGCGCCGTAGAGTTGCGCGCCTGCTTGTCCTAATTGGGTTTGTTGCAAGGCTTGTTGACCATACAGGCTTCCCAGCCCCTGTAATACCCCTGCCTGTTGAAGCCCCTGGGCTTGTTGCGTCTGTTCCAGTTGCGCCATTTGCATGGCCGTGTTCGCATCAAAACCCGCTTGCTGGAAACGCTGCGCAGCGGCTTGAAGTCCAAGGCCTGCTTGAGTTCCAGCAGCGCTTAATTGCCCTTGCCCAAGGGCTTGACGAAGGCCCGCTGCCTGTTGGGCGAGTTGAGCCCCTTGAAGACCATACTGTCCCTGCAAAGCTTGATTGGCTAACGCAGCTTGTTGTTGAAACTGAGCATTTTGCAATGCTTGGTTGTAGCCTGTTTGCTGGTTTGCCAAAGCGGCTTGAAGGGCAGATTGTTGGTTCATGCCCGCCGCTTGCAAACGATTTGCTTCAGATTGAATGCGAGCTTGTTGCTCGTTTGTCAAATTAGCTAAAGCAGTTTGAAGGCCTGCTTGAGTGCCTAATTCTTGGACACCTAATTTAGCAGCGAGGTTTTGTTGATTAACCGTAACGTCTCGCTGCTGGTTAGCAAGCGCAGTTTGCATTGCAGCTTGCTGGTTCATACCCGCTGCTTGTAAACGATTTGCTTCAGATTGAATGCGAGCTTGTTGCTCGTTGGATAAGTTGGCTAATGATGTTTGTAATCCAATCTGCCCCGCGCCTAATTGCTGCACCCCAAGCTGAGCAGCTAAGTTTTGTTGCCCAACGGTTAGACCTGCCGCTTGATTGGCTTGCTGTGCAGCAAGGCGAGCCTGTTGTTCTGTATTGAATTGCTGTTGTGCCTGTTGGTAAGCTTGTTGCAGCCCTTGCGCTTGAATATCGCCAAGCTGCGTTGCAAGATTTCTTTGCGCCTCTGCTTCAACGACGCCTTCTCTTGTTCCACCAAAGGCCCCTGCACGAATTGCCTGAGCAGCACGGCCCTGCCTTGCAATATCTGCTTGACGCTGTGCTTCACGTTGTTGAATCGCAACCACGTTCTGCATGTAGGGCGACATCATGCCTTCTGCGGTTCCTGGTGCGCCAAAAGACTGCGTCGTTACTTGCTGTGCAGGGCCCATTTGAAATGTTTGTAGCTGAGGGGCATAGCTTGTTTGAGCTGCGGACAACCCCCCTACGCCTACCCGTTCTGGTGCAGCAACGTCCCTAACAGACCCCATTTGAAACGACTCTAAGTTAGGCTTAAACCCCGTCTGTGCCGCACTAATGTCCCCCTGTCCTACACGCTCTGCACCAACTCGATCAATGCTAGCTATCGATGCTGCTGTAGCGGTTGGCGCTTGTCCAAGTTTTGCAGCCGCCTGAGCCTGATCCGCCGCTTGTTGTAAAGAAGCAATGCCTTGTGCAAACTCGGGCCTTGAGGCCGCAGCCGCTGCTTCCCTTGAGGCTAAAGCCGCCGTGCCTTGTGCTCCTGTTAAGAATCCCCTTTCTTCCGTAAAATTTGAAGGAACTGCCGCAGACGCAGTAGTTGCTGCTTCATTCTGGTATTTATTTGCTTGGCTTAAATCTGCCTGAAGATAGTTAGGCAGGATTTGCCGAGCGTATTGCAGACCACCAATCCCGGAACGAACTTCATCAAGACCTCCACCTGCGGTGGTGCTGTAGCCCGCCATCAAGTCAGCCGCACCAAGACCTCGACTAACCGCTTCTTGAGCGCTTAAGTATTCAGGCGCAACATTAAGATTTCCGGCAAGATTTGCCGCTTGTTGTGAAAGCGTTTGTCCTTGAGTAAGAGCCTCCGACCCAGCTTGTAAATAAGGCTCGTAGGCTCCAATGCCTTGCCTTGCCAAATCTGCTGCTTGGATCTGGCCTCTTGATTCTCCTGCTACCTCATAGGCAGGGAGATCCAGGGGCATGTTGTAGAGCTGACGCGCCTCTTCAATCAAGCCCATCCGATAGGCCGCGACCCTTGGATCTTCTGCGGTGTAGCCTACTTGATATTGGACATTAGGCCCTGCCGGAAGCCCTGTCAGAGGCCCTGTAAGCTCTCCGGGTCTTGCCGATAACCCTGTTGACGTGCTCATGGATTACACCTTACGTTCTTCAAGCATTTTCATCATGGAATAAAGGCGTTTTGCGCCTTTTTTCCGAGATCCGTTACCGAGATTTCTTACTGCCTTAGCGGTAAACACAAATTCCCCATCAGACAACAAAGCCGGAATCGAGTCCGAGGTCCCTGTTCCAGGGCCATTGATGTGTCCTTGCTTGCGCGGGTAGGTTGTTCCACCCATCTCTAAAGCCATGATACCGCCCTGTGCGTAGCCTGGAGGACGTCGAGGCGCATAGCCCCTGGATCCTTGCAACCCGCCAAAGGTCAAGGGTTTTGCATAAGCTGGATTTGCAAAATCAAACGCGGCCATGTTGGGCGCAGCGGCGGGGGTTTCTTTGAATCCTCCTCCCAAAGCCATTGCACCAAGGCCAAGTGCCGCAGCAGGACCATAGGTGGAGAGAATCCCCGGTGTCCCTGCTTTTATAACAGCATCGTAGGCCTGTCTAGCAAGGAAAGGACTTTTACTGCTTGCCATTTCTGCGTTGAACGCGGCCTTGGCTTCTTCGATGACTTTTGCCGGAACTGCACCTCGACTGCCGCCAAGGGCCTCGGGCATGTATTTGTCATAAAGTCCAGCGGCTTTGTCATAAAGCCCCGAGGCTTGGTCCATCAACGAAGGTGGGGGCGGAGGAGCGCTACCACGACCATACCCAATTGATTCAAACTCCATGCCTTGACCGAGTTGCGCAGGAACCGATTGCGCAGGAACCGGCACTTTGTAGGCATCTGGGTTAGCGATGCTCACACGCCTAGCTATGGGATCGCTTAACTCAGGCGCTGGACCTGCTGACATGGGAGGCGGGGGTCCCATGCCAGGGCCTTGCATGGCAAATTGTCCAAGATCCCCGGTTCCTGGAGCAGCAAAACGGCCTACTCCAGAATCATTCGCTAAGGCCTCATTTAACACATTAAGTCTTGTTTGATGGGTGCTTCCAACGGGGTACCCCCTGTTTAGCGTCGTCGGATCTATCTCACCAATAGAGGCTTGATAATCGCCTATAACTTTTTGATATTGATCAATAGGGGAAAAGGTATTGCCTGCCATTGGCACACGAGCGGCATCAAACTCCATGCCTGGAACACGTGGAGCTAGAGGGGCCCCAACGACAGTGTCAGCCGCAGGAGTTTGAGCAGCGGAATCAAGAGAAGGCAGCGCAGCAGGAGCCGTATCAACGGGGGAAACCAGGGTTTCTGCCCCCGCAGCGGAAATTGGCGCAGGGGCTTGAGCAGATGCAAAAGCATCTGCTCCGCCCATAATACCGGCAGTTGCACCTGCGGTAACACCCCCTATGGCTCCTGCTTTTATGGCCTCTCCGATATTTTTACCCTGCAATATTGCAGTCCCTGCACCTCCTACAAACCCACTAACAGCAGCAATTCCTGCGGTGGAGGTAACTCCCATAAACCCAGCTGCTGCGGGGCCTATGAAAAACCCAAGCGCGATGGGCAGGACAATCCTGCCTATACTACTTTGAGCAAACTTTTTAACCGCATTGCCGATAGATTTAAAAAGCTTGCCTAAGAAAAACTCAGGCAATCCTGTTACAGGATTGATCGTGCCGCTTCCTCCACGGGCCTTGAGCAATGCGGCTTCCTCAGGGGTGATGTGTGCAAGCATCGTGTCGCCAAAACGACCATACTGCGCCAGATCTGCAATGCCGCCACGCGCCATGCCCATCGGAGCAGGTTGCTCAACGGTCAAATAATCAAGCGCCATGTTCAACGCGACAAAGAACATCGGATCAAACTGCGCAGGCAGGATGTCCTCAGGAATACCCTGCTGCATATACTGACGACGAATTCTTTGATAATCCTGAGGCGTGTACAGGATTTCATCAACCATCTTATTAAGCAACATGAGCATGTCCATGGGGATGGACTGTGCACGCAACTCATCCACAAATTCCTTAACGGCCTGTGGATCGGCCTGCATCGCCCCACTGAGCAACTCATCGCTAAATTGCTTAGGAGGAACTTGCTCACGAAGCTGTTCAAATAACGCCTCTTCCTGGGGGTTGGCCCGTGGTTGAGGTGCTGCACCTCCTATTTGAGGGAGCGACATAATGCCTTGCATTTCTTCCATGTTAGTGCCTTTCCTGTTGAGCCATGGTCCTTGGACCGCGCGTCGGGAAAGGACGCGAAAGATGGCGTAATTATGCTCGATTTGCCTAGTTTCTGTCCATCTCTAAGTAGGAGATGACAAAGTCAACGGTAGTTACACTTGATTCAACTTTAAGCTCGTCAGTCTCTTCCATGTTCAACGGCACGCCGCTGAACACGTCCATCGTGGCGTTGGTAGGCAGCACGTACGATTTAAGCAGTGAATAACCCGTAGCACCGCCTGCTGGATAAAGCTTTACATTTAAGGTGGCGCTGCTTGCATTGCGGTTTGTGACACGTAAAGACGCTACTGTCGCAGCATTGGCCGCAGGTACTGTGTAAAGAGCCGATTCTGTATTAGCAGCGGGCGTCAAAACGTCTCGAAAATATTTATTGGCCATGTCAAAAAGCCGAAACGAAGTTGATGGTTAAAATGACCGAAGGGATCTCTGGCCGAGTGGGCGAAGTTCCTGCTGCATAGTGCTCTAAATACACATCAAGGCTATCGGACCACCATGCAACCTCAAGATATTCGGTTGCCGGATTGTTAATGGTAAAAATACCTGTGATTGCCGGAACAATATGCGTCCAAATATTGGCACTTTTACGTGCGGCAATGTCAAAACGCGTGTTGCTTAGGGCAATATTACTTCCGGTGTTTTTAAACCACACTTCAAACTCTGCGGCACTTGTACCACGATTGGTTACTTGAAGGGTAAAAGTAACAAGATAGTTCCCGGCACAAGGTACTTTAATACGACTATTACTAGTTACGCTGATGCCATTGGCAGGAGAAACACTATCGTAGGTTATAAGGTTTTCTGCGGTTATGCTTCCATTTGTCTGATCCGTTTCAGAAACAATCATTGCATAAGGTAATGCAATCCCATTACTAATTTGGGCTCCACGGATTCCGGCAGAAAACCCCGATCCTCCGGGCGTAGGGCCAAACCAATTAAGCGCTGCTGCTTGGTTTTGATCCAGCACGGAACCGTAGGTGTTATTAAGCTGAAGAACAACTTGTTCAAGCGATCGAATGAGCTGGTTGAATTGCTCTGGGCTGTATTGTTGAGAGGCGTTTGGAAGCCTGACGTTAAATATCTTGCTCATCGCAACCCATCAGGCTGAATGTCCACCCGCATCGTGCCGTAGCGCCAGTTGGTGTCTACCGCATCACTCTCGATGGTCAAGCTAATCTGCCTGCCCCGTGCCCGAGTGTCAATTTTTTGTGTAGTAGGAGTTACCGTATAAGGATCCAAGGTACTTGGCACAGCCGTCGCCTGTGGATAGGCACGCAATCTCAATCGCACCGTGAGATCACCCAATTGATTTTTGAAGTCAGGAATAAATCTGCTCATGAACATCATTTGATCGCCGTCCCCGATATCAAAATACCCTGAGACGATGTAGGAAAGAATCGCTGCACCGTTGCCGTTATAGCCGTCTTCCTGGTTAAAAAGTTGAGCACGCCCAGCAGTTAACCCATAAATCGTGGTCAAGGTGGACTCAGTCCCATTGGGGTCGTAATTCGTTGCAAGCGGCTTGTCAAAAGTGCCAATGTCTGCCCACGCGGTCCGAGACAAACTGCCCACGGACCAGACGTTTTCAAGATAGTTGTACGTTACAAAGCGATCAATATACTCTTCTCCCGCCGTGCAATACCACCACGTCACTTCGTTAAATTGCGCATTAACACCTGCATGAACCTTTGTAGCCTGTATAAAGTCTAAATCTTTAAATACAAAATCTTGTACAGTACAAGGCAGCTTTTTGACCGTGCCGTCAAAGACATAAAAAGCTTCCGTGCTCATCCAATAGGCAACACCATTGACGTCCACAGCAGCATGTGGACCAATGCACCCGCAGTTAGCCCCTAGCTGTTGAAAGCCGAATGTGTAAGGAGGCCCAACATACTGTTGACCATGAATGGATGTATCAGTCCAAATTAAAATCTGGCCCCGTGATCGTGTTGCAGTAACAATAAAACTTCCGTCTGTTAAACGTTGGCCTCCCGCCGTGTTTGTTGCACTTTCTACAAACTGATTGCGGTCCTCTTGGTTTGAAAAGCGAACAAGCATGGGGTCTTGGGTCGAGGGTGTTCCTACCGTAGCCTCTGTTCCAAAGCAGACCAAATGCCGATCCGGCGTAGAGACCAAAGCGTATTTGCTCTTTGTAGGTGCGCCAGAAATAGCGGAGGCCCGTGTTCCAGTGCCCACAGAAGGGCTCCACTCGTAAATGCCTCCATCAACAAGCTGTGCAATCAACAGCTCCCCAAAAACATCAAACTGCCAGACACGAGAAAACAACGTAAGCCCTGCGGATGCTGAACGCGGCGTTCCCCAAGTGCTCAAGCCCCAAGTGCCTGTGCCCCAACCAAAATCGTTATAGCTTACGTCAGAGCCTACATTAATCTGGTATTGCCCAACGACTGAAGCGCCTCCATTGCCTACATCGGATGCGTTTGCATTGACGGGTGCCGTGATGGTGTAACTGTTTCCAGTGAGCACTTCAGTGATTTCAAACTCAGACTGTAAGATTGCCTGGGTAATATTGCCTCCTGCTCCAAGGCCGTTGGCGTTAACACCACTAAAGGTAACAAAATCCCCGGTGATTGCGCCATGACTTGCGTCTGTGACTGTAATGATGGGAGAACCCGTGGTCGCGGCGAAGGTCACATCGCCTGCGGAAGTCGTAGCTCGTATGGGCGTTAAATCAAACCAAGCCCCACCGTAAAAAACATAAAGCTTTCGGTTTGTGCCTAATGCTGCATAGGGTGCCCCATCCAGGTCATTCCAGGTAAAAACCTCACTTACTGCCCCCACAAAATAAGGAGAGGTGACATTAAATTGAGTCCATCCGCCTAATTTTTCCGGCAGGCCATAACGAAAGCGGATATAGTCGCCATCGATCCACCCGCCTTCAGCGCCGTATTCTGTGTTTTGTTTGTCAATCCCTGGTTTCAGGAACAATCGCATTAAAGGCACGGTTTACCTCATCAATGCAGCTTCAGCCGCACGGCGGCGGGTAAGTCCGGGGAGTATGCGACCAGCAGCCCTGTTCCATTTAAGGCACTCATTTGCTGCATCACCCCAATCTCCCGCGTCAATACGTTTTTTGAACGTGGAAATCCTGTAATTTCCTAGGCCACAATTGTACGCCCAGCTTACTGTTGCAGCAATGCGTCGTGGGGAGGCACTTGGAAACGTCGGACTAAGTTTGCAAAGTCCTACATAAAAGTAATTGATGTGATGGTCTAAAGCGTCCTCACACTGAGCCATCGTCCAAATGGTTCCCGGCTGAATATCAGGGCCGGTAGCTCCCCAACCTATGGTCCAAGGATGTCCTTTGGTTCCGGGGTCGGGATAGGAGGTTACGGTTCCGTCAGGCAGAAGCCTAGCTAGCCCTTCAAAAGGCTTGATGAGTACATCTCTTGCTAGCTTCTTTGCCTCTTCATTCACGACTTTTGGTATTTTTCTATGCTGCGACCAACAAACCAGAATGTGAGGCACATGGTAAATACTCCAAAATCGTCCTCATCCCAGACTTGAGTTACGACTTCTGTCCAGTTCGCGCCTGTTTTAAACGCCAGTACAAGCGCTGCTGCCTTGACCGTCGCGTACATGAAAAATAAACACCAAGTGATGCCGGGACGTACAAGAGCAGATATTCCAGCCACAAAC